TATATAACACAATCTTGGTTTAATGTAACAAGAAAAACAGAAAGTCATCATACACATACACACCCTAATAGTATTGTTAGTGGAGTTTTCCACCTTGATGATGATTTATCACATATTACTTTTGAAAGAGAACGAACAAATGCTACTTTTGATTTAAAACTAAAATATAGTGAATACAATATACAAAATTGTAATGCTTATGATTTTAACACAGATAAAAATACTTTGATAATATTTCCATCAAAACTACCTCATAAGGTAAAAGTGAACAATGATAATAGAGATAGATATAGCATGTCTTTTAATACATTTGTTAAGGGGTCAATGGGTGATGAAAACGAATTAGACTTATTAGAATTATGAAATATTTTCCTGCCGTTATAGATAATTTTTTTGACAAACCAGATTTGGTTAGAGAGTTTGCTTTATCTTTAGATTATGCACCTGATGATAAAGGTAGGTGGCCTGGGCAAAGAAGTGAATCCTTGCACATGATAGATTATGAATTGTATATGAGTGTAATGTTAAAAATTATGTCCATATATACAGACTTTGCTTATACAAATGTTACTTGGGAAAATGCTTCTCTTTATTTTCATAAGATAAAAGATACAGGCGATAAAGAATTAAATAAAGGTTGGATTCATATTGACCAAGATTTTCAATTAGCAGGTCTTTGTTATCTAAATCCTGGTGTAAATGATATGAATTTAGGAACCTCAATTTATTCAAAAAAAGGATTTCACCAGAAGTTTGAAAGACACCATTATAAACATATGTATTATAAAGGTGAACAAATTAATTTGAATGACTATAAAAAGAAATTAAGTGAACACAATAATGAATATGATGAAACAATTAAAATTGGTAATGTATATAATAGAATGATTACTTATGATACATTAGAACATCATACTTTAAATGGGATACCAAAAGATGAAGAAAGATTAACTATGTTATTGTTTATGGATGGTATTAAACCAGAAGATAATAGATTTCCTAATAACAGAATTAAAGATGTAAAACAATATGATAGTTTTATTGAAGAAAGGATTAGGTTTTTAAATGAACATAAAAAATGAAATACTAACAATACTTATGGAAGAATGTGCTGAAACAAGTATTGAATGTAGTAAGGTTATCCGTTTTAATATAGATAATACTGAACGATTAGAAAAAGAATTAGGTGATGTATTAATGATGATAAAATTATTATCTGAAAATAATATAGTAACAATGGAAAACATTGAAGCTGCTGCCAGACAAAAAAGAGAGAAACTTAAAACTTGGAGTAAAATACCATTATGAAAATAACTATTGCAAGATTACGAAGTGGTACTAATTATAAAGAACCACTACATGATATTATGGATAGTTTCTATGAACTATACAAAAGATACATGGAAGAAAATCAACAACACACTTATGGTGTATATAACTTTGGTTGGGGACATGCAAACAGAAAAAAGTTAGATGATATACCAGATAGTGATGTTATTATTATACCAAGTGAAAACGA